ATTTCTCTATCTAATACTTTAGAAATAGCTGCTGTTATTTGAGCAACGCCACTATCAGTATAAGGAACTTTATTTCCATATGCAGTGTTAACAAATACCAATGAAACAACGCTCAATGTTTCTTGTTTAACATATCTTGAATATCTTTGTGTATCGCAGAATCTACCAGAAGCCATTACACCTTCTTCATAAATATCTCCGACATTAGAAGTTGATATATAGTTTCCATTTTTATTTTTAACATTGGTTTTATTGGTTGCTGTAAGTCTTGTGCCTACTGCCAATGTTTTAGAATCTACCGCTGTAACTCCTGTTAATTGTAAGAATTTTTCAGTATACATACCTGGTTTTAATGCAGAAACAAACCCTGTTATCGCAGCATCATGTCTTACTAATTCATCATCTGAGTCTTTTTCGTTTGTTACTACACAAGATGTTGAGTTATAGTTTGCTGCCTTTAAAACAGAAACAATATCAGAAGAGCCAGAGCCTTTAACATCAGCATTTGTTCCGTCAATTAATGCTTTATATTCTCTGTCATTAGCTTCAGCCCAGATAGCTACTTCAAGAATGGTTGTATCATCTGAATCAACATCATTGATAAAATAAAAGTTATCTTCTTCTTCTAATATTGCATCTAAGGCCGATGCTCTTGTTGTATCTGATGATTTAACCATTCCCACAAATACTTTAGCAGGAATTATTTCTTGAGAATACATTTTGGCTAAATGTTTACCAAGTTTGCTTGTTGTTGTGAATACTTCTTCTACTTCATCAATGCTTGTAAATTCCATAACTCTTATTTGAGTTCCGCCTACAAGGGTATCATCTGTAAAGTAAACACCTGTTTGTAATGGACCAGTTGTGTTATCATCATAAGCAAATTCCCCAAGAATCAGAGGGTATGATAAGCTTGATTGATTAGCTGTCGCATCTTTTATTTGTAAATTAAATGTTACAAAATTAGACATTTTTTTCTCCTAAATATATATTAAATTAGCCAATTACTTAGCTCTCTGAGTGTTGAGGAACATCCTCTATTTTTATACTTCTTCTATTTCCGCTATAACTTCTTCAAATTCTATGTCTGCATTTTCAATATATGATAAATCTTCTGTTATAGAAAGGTTAATATTGAAAGTTAAATCTATTTGAGCTTGTGGTAAAAATTCTGTTATATAAAATTCATTCAATGTTTTTATTTCAGTTGACCTTGCAATAGATATTCCATGATTATAAAGATATGTTGGAACTACTTCTCCATTTAATGATGATTTAATCAAGAATGCTTTAGATGTACAATCTTCCCCATAAACTGTCAATCTAACCATCCATTCACAATCATAATAAGTGTCAAAATAGCCTGTTGTTGAATTATATTCTCTTTGTCCCTTATCTAAAGGTCTTAATAAAAGTTGTTCAAAAAAGAAATAAGAATCAGGATATGCTTTAATCTTTTTCCCTGCAAAAAAGCCATCTAATCCGCTTACTTGTTTTGCAAAATATACAAGATGAGGTTCAAATGTTTTAACATCAAACATTATTGACCTTCTTTCATAATAAGCAATCCTTCACAATATACAAATTCTTGACCACCAACACCATCAGAAACATATCTTTCGGTCATTTCTTCAACTTCATATTGAAATCCATCACCATGAGTATAAATATCTTTGTTAAGTATTTTATCAGTGGATTTGAACTTTAATAATCCTCTTTGAATATATCCTCTTTTTTGATAGTCTGCAAAATTGCCGTCTTTTCTGTCATTGGCTGAAATATGTTGAATATTTATTCTAACATCTATTTCGTTCTCGCCATCTCCTGTAAGATTTCCATAATTTACATTTGTGTGTGGAGTTCCAGTTAAATCAACTTCTCCTTCTGTTATTCTTGTCAATGTTGTATAAAATGATAATTTAGGATGATTTATAGCTTTTTGTATTTGATTTTTTAAAACGCCCATTTATTTTACCTTTTTATATTTTATTGCAAAATCTACAGCTTCTAAAAGTTTTCCAGAATCAGTAAGAGGTTGGCTGTGTCCTTTTTTCCAAATTTGGTCAGCTTGACCTTCTTTATCGCTGTTATCTTTTAGTTGATTAAAAACACTACCTTTAAATTCAGATATTTCTTTTTTAACAGTTTCAGAACAATACTTACCAATTTGAGTCAACATATTTTTAACATTACTACTATTGGACATTAATAGTTTTATTTGTATTTTAGCTACACCAGGTATATCTTTTTTAATATTAGTAAAAGCGTATGTAAAGAATGGTCTTGAAGGAATATGGATTACTGTTCCTGGTTTTATTCTCCAGACTCTTTCTTCTCCTGTATGGTTTTTAAATCTAACCACACCGCCTTTATGAACATATGTTCTGCCTTCTTCAATGATTCTTGCTAAATGACCTACACTAATTCTTCCCCCAGATTTAGAAATAGTCCATTTATCATTATCAATTCTTCTGGCTTTATGTCCAAATATACCAAATCTAACTTCGGAATTATTTAGTTGTTTGAGTTTGGCTATTTTATTTTCAAGCCCTTTTTTATTAAGTTTCATTGATATAAATTATTCATTTGGTTCGTAAAATGTATCATATGTATTCCTTTTAAATGAATTTTTAACAATATATCCGTCTTCTTGAGCATCATTATTGTCATCAATATCCATTTCATACACACCACCAAAATATGCTTCTAATATAGAATCTGCTGATAGTCCAGATATTAACTGGTTTTCTAAATCTTTAGCTAAATCTAAATAATATTTATGCTTACTTCCTTCTCTTATAGTTATATCATCTATTGATACTTCTTGAGAGGAACCTTGCATAAATTTCATTGCTAAAGTTCTACATATTTCTATAGCAGTTCTTGTTATATTATTATCATTTCTCCCAAGATAAAAACTTAATTCTTCATCTTCAAAAATATAATTATCTATATCTTTATCTTGAATAATTAATCTTATTTTTCCAATATTTGTTGATATATCATAAGTAAAGGCCATTATTATTCTCTATTATTCTCTATTCTTCTGCTTTAAAAGCTACTCTATCAAGAAACTCTCTAAATTTAGGCAACATTTCTAATTTTATATTAGAGTTATGAGATTTTACTTCAATCTCAAATTCACTACTAATAGCTAATTTTAAATCAGTAAAAGAAAGATTATATTCTTTAGCTAAAGCACCATATTTAATTGGTTTTACTTCTTCAGTTTCTACAATTTCTTCTTGTATAACTTCTTCTTTTATTTCTACAATTTCTTCTTTAACTTTCAATTCTTGTTTTAAAGAACCACAAGCAACAAATTTTTCTGCCTGTTTAAATGTTAAAAAAGAATTTACTTTCTCATTAAAATCGTAATAAACTCCATCAATATAAGTTCTTCTATTAGCATAATATTCATATTCTTCATCATTATATGGAATTATAATATTTGCTCTTATTAAAACTCTTGTTCTTGGAGATTCTACATATATGAATTTGTCACCTTGTTTATAACTAATTCCACAATAAGGAAAATCTTTATTTACCTTATATACGAATTTACCTTTACTTTTCATAAAACCTCTTTAATATTAAAATGTGAGGGAAATAATTTTTCCCTCACAAATTAAATTTTATCCTATATAACATCATCCAATAAAAGGGCAGCATCGGCACTTTGAAGAATATGTGTGAAGAACTGTTCAACTCTGATAACATCAGATTTAATTTTTTCTTCTCTATATTTAAAGATACCAATACCATTAGATGTTGTTCCTTGAGCCATATCTTCATAAAGAATTTTAGCATATCCAGCAGAACCTATTGTATTTCCACCTTTAAGATATAATAAAGCTTTATCAGTAGCTATTTGGGAAGGAGCTTGATTAGCATCACCTTCTTTGCTCGCATTAGTAACAGCTTCCATTACTTCGATATTTTGAATACCAAATAATTCTTTTAAAACAGCTAATTTAACTGTTCTAAGTTGATTATCAGGCAATCTTCCTATAATATCAGAGTGATTTACTAATTCAAGATAAACATCTTCTGAAAGTAATAAAGAATCAGGGTTTACACCAATTTTATCTTTAACAACTTTTTTAAATGCCCACATGTTATTAATAGGGTCGCCACCGCTTGAAAGCCATTTTGTGAAGTCAGCTCCACCAGTTTTTGTAGTTCCAGCACCAGCAGCGAATAGATTAGCATAAGCATATCTTTCATATCTTCTCATACCATTAAGCATGAATTTGTCTGCGATGTCTTGTTCTACAGAAACAGGAACGATTTGTCTTTCTCTATCATCAATAGCTTCTTCAAGACCGTAATCTTTTGTTAAGAAGCTATTGTTTCCATAGTTGCTTTTTGTTCTTTTGTATTCAGAACCAGGGTTTCTTTCAACGATTTCATCTGTTTGAAAATCTCTGGCGTTAAATGTGTTATAATTTCCATTAGGTCCATCAACTTTTACAAAAGGGAAAGCTTTTAAAGCTACGAATGTGTCCAATTGAGGTCTTAAAGCTTCTGCTGCGGAAACTGTATAGACTTTTTGGAAAGTTGCCTTAGTTATTCCGTCAATACTCATTATTTGTATTTCCTTTTCTTATTCTATATCTTACTTAACGTGTAAATCTTTTTTATAAACTAATACTAACTGGTCTACTGCTGTAGCTGCTTCATAAGCAATAGCAATAACTTTATCATCACCAGTTCCACCAGCAGCAACTAATTTTCCATCTGCATCTGTTTTAAGTTCTGTTCCTACTGCGAATGTTTCGCCAGCTTTTGCTTTAACAAATCCATGAACACAAACGGTCATAGAATAACCATTACCTTCTGGAACTTTTGTTATAATAGCTTCTGCTTGTTCGTTAGCACCAGCTTTAACACATGTTGGTAATGTTGAATTTGTAGCACCAACAGAAAGCTTAACTGCTAAACCTAAATTTGTACTTGCTGAATAATCTGCTCCAGCGATTACAGAAATATTTTGTCCTTGCATTTCTTTTTTTCCTTCTTAATTACTTCTTTTCAAATTGCATTTCTCTAAGAACTACACCAAATTCTCTACCTTCTGCTTCTGCTTTCGCTTTAGCATTTTTAATAAGAAGTTCATCTTCATCAACTTCTGCTTCTCCAGAAGAAGTTTCCGTTCCTGTTTCTGTGGTAAGAGTTTCATTCTCTTGGTTTTTAATTTTTAAAGCTTCTAATACTGTTTCTTTTGTTGCTTCATCTTCAATAGCATCAATTTTTCTTAATTTAGCTGCAACTTCTTCAGGAGTTCCTACTAAATGAGAAAATTCATCTTTTGCTTTTGCAACATATTGAGCTTGAATAAGGTCTTCTTGTGCTTGAGCCATTGCATCTTCGTCAGCTTTAGCTTTAGTTTCAAAATCTGCTACTTTTGTTTCAAGTTCAGTTTTTTCATTTGTTAAAGTTTCAATTTGAGCTTGTAATGAAATAACTAAATCTTGAGATTCTTGCAATTTAGTTTGAAGTTCAGTAGAACCTTCATTTTCACTTGTTTGAGGTGCGAATGCGCTAATTACTTTAGCAAAACCATCTTCAAGAGCTTTTGCAAAAGCATTAGTTTGTTCTGTGTTGTCCATTGTGTTCTCCGTACTTAAATCATTTTGGTTTGTTTTATCATCTAATATATTATCTTCAACTTCATCTATAGAATCAGCATTGGGGGTTGCATCATCTTTATTTAAAGTTTCAATAACATTGGGGGATTCTTCTTCACTATCTTCTTTTTTATTAAAGATGGAAATAAAAGTTTTTATTTTTGATTTCTTTTCTCTTTTTTTATGTGCTGTTTCTGCACCTGTATTTTTATTTACAAACATTATTTTTTAAACCTCTTATTGCATTTATCCATAATTTCTTTATCAGACATTCTTAATACACTATTTAATGCACCTATATCATCTGCTATATTATGTTCTAAACAATCTTGAGCTTTTAAATAAATATCAGAATTATTACAATCAAAAGAAAGTTTTGCAAAAAATCCACTAGGTTGTTTACATTTTTTATCTAACAAATCAAACATCCAAGCTCTTGTATCTTTTATATTATTTACATCAGCTTCCATATCTGTTGTTTTACCATATGTTCCACCAGAAGGTTCATGTATGAGAAGTGTACTTGATTCTCCCATAACCCTATAATCTGATGCTGCAAATAATACTGCTGCACAACTTGCTGATATTCCAGAATTTATACAAACAACTGGTTTATTTGAAGCTGCCATACAATCTAATATTTTATTTAGAGCGTAAACATAGCCACCACCAGAAGTTTGATTTACTATAGCATATGGTTGATTTGAATTTTCAACAGCCAACATATATCTTATAAAACTATCGGCAGCCCAATTATCAAAGCCTCCCATATTAAATATCTTAACTTCAGCCATTATTAGTTCCTTTATTACTCGTATTATTTCCTACTACTTTATTGTCTTTATTGGCTTTATTTAAATCTTCTTGAGTTACTTTTGGGAAATCTTCTCCAAAATACATTTCACCAATAGCATTTTGCCTATCAACATTCATTGTAAGTATTTTACTTTGTAAAATTAAAGCAGATGTTAATAATTCGAGTTCTTGAAGATTAGTATGAGTTAATTCTGGATATTTATCAGGATAAAAACCATTAACATTACAAATTTGAGGAATAAGTTTTTTATTTATCTCATTTTTTATAATATCTAATAAACTTCCAATAAAAGAACTATATATTTTTACTTTTGTTTGAGCTATATTTCCTGATGCTGCATTATTATGACCTAACAAAACAAAGTCAGATAATAAACTTATTGCTATATCTCTATTACATCTTTCTATAATTCTATCTGTATCTTGAGTTATTTGTCCTGTAATTGGCTCTGTAGTATATTCAAAACCAGGGTCAGAAGGAATTAAAATATAAGAATCTTGAGAATTAGATATATTAGCTAAACCTTTTCTTATTGAAGTTATAAAGGCTTGAGCTTTAGTATTATTTTTATCTAACCAATTCATAGGAACAGAGAATTTATTTATTCCTCTTGAATCTTTGTGAACTCTTATTGTTTCATCAATGGAGATTGTTTTCTTTGTATGATATGATGTAAAACAATTCCTTAATAAAGCCATACCTTCTGGAGAACCATCAATAGAATCCATTTTAAAATGAAGAAGTTTATTATAATCAAGTTTTATTTTCTTAAAAGTATTTGGGTCTAATTGCCAAACTCCCTTTATATTATAATTAGGGTCTAAATCCCAACTATCTATTGTAGGACTTCTTCTTTTGGCTAATTTTTTTATACCAAAATATCCATCTTTTCTTTTTTTATAAACTATTTCAGTTAAACCGAATCCATAAGCAAATACAGAACTTATAACAAATTTTACAAAATCAGAAAAGCTTTCTTCCATATCATCAAATATACAAGATGATACTAAGTCTCTTATTTTTTTATCTTTAGCGGAATCAGAAGCTTCTTTTATTTTATATTTACTTTTTGAACCCAATACTGTGGTTAATTTAAAATTAGCACCTATAAATGGGTCATTAAGAATCATTTCAGTAAACCATTTATATTTATTGGAGCCATATAATAATGGTAATGGGTCATATTTAGGAGTAGACCCACCAGATATTGAATAACAAAATTCAGCACCAGTTACGCCATGCTCTGTTGTTGAAGCTGCTATATTTTTTCTGTTTCTTTTTTTAGCCATTATAATTAATTACCTGAAATGTTATCTATAAAATCCATATTTAAATAAGGGTCAATTGCTTCTGTTTCAGCAAACGCCATTATTATGGCATCAAATTTATCTGGTGATTTTTTAATTATTTTCTTAATATCTTCTTTTGAAGATATAATTATTTGTCCTTTTGGCATTTTCTTATAAGAATAAGCAGCCATTTGTTTCTTTAATTCAAGAGAAGGAGGAAGAAGAATAGATTTAGAATCATCAGTTCTTATAGGATTTAATAATTCTCTTATATTCCAACAGATTTCATCTCTTTTTCTGTTGAACATCAGTTTCTTTTCTTGTGTATCTTCAATTTGTTGAAGAGTAAATGGGTCTGGAAGACCAGGAGAAGAACCAGAAACTACTGCTACTACTTGAGGTAAATCTTTTCTTTCTAAAAGTAAATCATATACTGGTTTACCTATAGCATCTCTTTCTATTTTTATTAAAGATACTTCAGGAAATTGTTCATATACTTCAGCAATTTTTCTAACTAAATCTGGAGCATTTAAATCAAAAGATTCTGAATAAATTATTTTATTGCCGTTTCTTATTGCTATTGAAGAATCATCTCTACCTAAACCGCCAGCAACGTCAATTCCCATCTCAAATGGTCCATATTGATGTGCTTCTGGATTATGATAGTTATCAAATGCTTTAGCTATCCAATCGCTAGGATATAATGAACTACTATTCTCATTAGGAAACTCTGCGAGAACCCTTGTTAAAAATTCATAAGAATTAATATCCATACCACAACGAGTTAATTCTATATCAACTTCTATTGGGTTAATAAGGTGTTCTCCGAATGGAAGTTTTTGTTTTACTTGCAATTCCCATTCGTCTAATGTATCATTTTTTAATGCTTTTTTATAATTTGTTCCGCAATATATATCTAATTTATTGCGCCAATGTTTAACATCATTAATATCTCTAAAGTAATCATCTAATTTAATATTAGGTTCTACAAAAGATGGCGTATCAAACGCAGATATTTTTATTTGATGGAAAACTGAATTAGGTCCAAATGATTCATAAAATTCACCACATTTACCATAAGGAAGTGTAGTGTTTCCAATCATTACCTCTTTAACTATTGTACCAGATTTAACAATACCCTTAAAATCAGAGTACATTTTATCTGTAATACCTTGAGCTTCATCATAAATAATTAAAACATAAGTACCATGCTTACCTACTGTTTTGTTTTCTCCAGACGATGAAACACCTTTTATATAATCTTTGTTTCTAAATCTTATTTCTGCTGTATTTTGGTTATCAGATACCCTGCCTATAAATTCTACATCATCTCCAAATTGCTCTTTCATAAAAGTATTTGCATCTTCTATAAATTCTTTTACGTTAGCAAATATATTTTCTCTAACTTGGTCAAATGTAGGAGCAGTAAATACTATGATTAAATTTTTCTTTGGATTTGGGTCCATATAACAGTAAAAGAACCAAAGTATAAGAGCCGATATACAAAATGATTTACCAACAGAGTTTGCAGACCTTACCGACACCCTCTTATATTTTTTTACTGCCTTAATAATATCTTTTTGATGAAAAGGAATCTTTACATTAAGAAATTCCTTCATAAAAATGTCTGGGTTTTCTTTCCAAATTTCTCTTCTTTCAAAAAGTTCAGCTAAATTCTTAAATTCAGACATACAATCTCTTTATATAATATTTTTAAATTTGATTAAAATAAAATAGAGGATATTCTTTCAATCCTCTATATTTTTAAAAGAAAAAATTTTAAAAAGGGTAAATATATATTTTAATTATACCCACATAAATACTATATCAAATTTTTTAAAAAACTTCTACACTTTTATAAAAAATAAATAAAAAGTAGATATTTTTGTGAAATAAGATATAGTATTTATACGGTGATTTACAACATATGGAAAAAACAATGATAAAAAGAACAAAAAGAACACTAAAACATAAACATATGTTAAAAAATGGAACAAAAATCAATAAAATACCGCATAAACGTAAGTATTTTATCAAAAAAAGAGTGTTAGAAGATAATAAAATATATAAAAGATACCCAATTAATATTCCTATAAACATATTAGATACAGCATGGGAATTAATGCAAGAAGATTATAAAATAAAAAATAAAGAAATAATACATCAAAGGGAATCTTTTGATACTTTTGCATATTTATTCTTTTACGAGATATTAAATTTTATAAAAAATGGATTTGGAATATATTTTTATGACCTTGGATTCTTTTTTTCAGAACAAACAGATATGAGAAAAATTAAAAAAAAGATAGATGGAACTAATTTTATATTTGAAGATTTTATAAAACCAGCATATGCCTTTAATAAAATATTTTGGAGAGAATTATTAAAGTATTGGAATCAAAATAATAAAAAATATTGGGATGCAAGAAAAAAAATAAATATAAAAGTTTGGCTATATAAAAATAAAGGTTATCAAAAAGAAGAATTTAAAAGTTATAAGGATATGTTAAATGATGTTTTTCAAAAATGTTTACGAAACTATAAATGCAATAAAAAAAGACTGCACAAATTTTTCCCAAAACAAGTTTGTTAAAATGATTTGCCGTAAACATAAATTTCCCCTGCAAGAATTTAAAATTTATACAAAATATTTAATACAAGCAATATTAAAAGAATATGTGAAAGAATCTTACGTTAATATAGAAAATTTTGGTCTATTTTCAAACAAAATAAATGTTGGCACATATAGACATGTATTAAGAAATATCGAGGTTAAAATTCCAAGTCATGTAGTTCCATTATTTATATATGACACAAAAGCAAGAGACTTTATAAATGGATATAATTATTTTGAAGATAGAACTAGCTGGCAAAAAGAACATGATGAAAGAGAAAGAATAAAGAAAGAAAAGTATAAACAAAGGTATGCCGAGATTAACAACATAAAGGATTCAGATGTCTAAGAAGCAAAAACACAAAAAAATTGCGAAAAGCTGTTTAGTGTGCGGAAAAGAATTATTTGATAAAAAAGAAAAGATTGCTTTTCGTGTTGACAAAACAAAAGGACACAAAGAACATAATATTATTATTATATGTGAAGATTGCCATAGGATATTTAATAATGAAACAATATATGATATTTATATTGACATAAGAAATATAGAAACATATTTTAAAGAATTTGGAAAGACTTATTTAAATATGTTTTATCAAAAGATTTATAGATTAAGAATGAAAAACAAAAAAGGCTAGTCGTTAGACTAGCCTTTTTCTTTGGGATTTTATGCTGCTATTGCAACATTTTGTGAAAAATCCAAACACACAACATTTTTGCCTTTTGTTGTTTTTCTTGTTGATAACGAAGAACAGTCTCCGACTGCGAGTTTATTCACATCTACCATGTCAAAACCTGGCGACCCCAAGTATGGAATCGGTGGGAATCGAACCCACGTCCACAACAAACGCCTATAAACCTTCTACAGTTTAGCTCTTTTAAAGATTGAGCAATCTATTTCTTCTACTCTATAAAGTTTAACTTCTCTTGATTTATTAATACTTCTACATAAAAAGAAATCAGCCTCTTCTGGAGTATCAAAAAAATTATTATCGTAACGACCATATTGGTCATTGTAAACAGTAACTAAATACTTTTCTATCATCTTTGCTTTTAATCACCTTCTTTCATATTAGTTTTATATCTTTCTATATCTATCATTAAATCTTCCACTAATCTTTCTGCTGCTGCAAAATATTTAACTTTACCTTTATCTTCTTCATTTTCAATATCTATTATAGGAGGTTTATAGTATTCAGAATTAGGGTCTTTTCTTTGTCTTTCAATATCTACTAACATTAAACTAACTTTAACCTTAAATATTTCTTTTTCTAAATCATCTATCTTATACTCATTAACAATAGTATTTAATTCTTTTAAAGTAATTTGAATAGTAAAGTCTGTTGGTCTTTGTATAGCTCTTGTAATATATTCTACTTCTCTTTTAGCAAACTTATTATATAATAAATCATAATCCCTAAATTCATTCCTTGTTAGTCTAAGAATATTACCAGTTTTAACAAAGAATAATTCTAAAAGTTCTTCCTCTGGATTTGATAAATCCTGCGTTAAATAAGTTATCTTTAATACATTCATCTGGTTTTTTGGAAACATATAAACCTCCAGTATTTATATATTAATATCTATTTTTTTATTACCTTTAAATGTAATTAATCCTTTTGCTTCTTTATTTAATGTAGGTATAACTTCTTTAACATAGTCTTTATTATTTATTTTTATCCCTCTTAATTTATTTAAATAATTTTGTATATTCTTTATAAATTCTGGATAAGCTTTAAGCCATTTATCAAAAGGAATATTACCTCTTAAATTATTTATATCTTTATCTACCATTAAATAATTTGATTCTATATTTTTACCACCATTACAATGAGGTAATATATGCTCTACTGTTCTGTTTTCTCTTGCAACTTCTTTACCAGTATAAGCATCTGTTGAAACATAATCTTTTAATTTGGATTTATATCCAAAACTAATAGGAAACATATTTTACGCCATCATATTTTAAAACTTGTTTTCTGTTTCTTGTTTTAGAATATGAAACATGAACCCATACTGCTTTACCAACTCTTTCTAAAATTAACTGGTCAAATATAAGATTATGTCTTATATATTCTACTATCTCTTCTACGGTATGTGTCACAATAGTAAAATCTACAGCTTCACCTTTACAATGTTGAGATGTTGATGAACTACCTATTTTTGCGTTTAGATTAGGGCATCTAAAGAATGAACTTATATTTGGTAGAGTTTTAAAATGAGCTACAACAGGCTCTAAAACTTTATTTATTAATAAAGTAGCTGCCGATATTATGTTAGCATTAGCTGTATTATCAATACCTAAATTTACTGCTGTTGTAGAATATATTACATTATATAAAGTAAAATATTTAGATAACTTTTGTTCTTTAGCTTTTGAAAGATATTCTTTATTATACATAGCATTCACCTTGAAGTTTTATAAAATCATACATGAATACTATATCAAAATATTTACTTTTATTCTTAAAAAATATAAAATATTATAAAATAAAGTCATTTGGACTAAATAAATAAAAATATAAATATGTTGCTTATATTTTTAAATAAATATATTATAACTTTTATTATTTAATCCATTTTATTTATTAATTGATGCTCAAAATTAGTTTTTAGATAACTTATTTTTACTTATTTGTTCTAATCTCATTTTTTTCATTCTTTCTGAATTTTCTTTTTTTTGTTCCTCTGTTAACGTATTAAATGTTGGTACTCTAACAGATACCATTCTTTTTGGAACAATATATGTTTTACTAACATATGTTCCATAATTATCTATTTTTTCTAATTGATATAATTCTGGAAAGTTTACACAGCATTTATCTAGCTTTTTAATTAAGGATGAATTATAAGTATAAACACTTGCCATATTTTCTTCTTCATTAAAATTAATTATAGTTTCTTGTTCATATCTTGTAAGTTTATAATTATTTATTCTCTCTTTTACATCTTCTTGTGTAAGTATTATTCTTTTTTTCTTAACCATTATTCTTCTCCATTTCTTCTTCATAATAATATTCTGCAACTTCTAAGGCTTGTTTTATTATTGTTGATAATCTAAATTTTCTTTTTAACTCTTCTTCTCTTTTTATCATATTATAAATATTTTCAAAAACAATATCTTCATACTTTTTAAAACTCAAATGTTCTGGTAAAGTATTTATTAACATATCTTTTATCTTGTATTTTCTTTTATCTTCTTGTAGAGTATCTTTATTATTAAATCCTTTATCTAAACATTTTTTACAATATTTATAATCAGGAGGAATATTCTGTGTATTACAATCATCTGAATCAATAAAGGAAGAATCACAGTAATTAATATTTCTTATTCCTAATAAGGAGTTCTTACAAGTAAAGGTAACATATTCTATTTCTTTTATCTCTTTATTTTTTTCTTCACTCATAAACTTTTAACCTTTCTCTATACTTAAAATATTATCTTTTAACTATTTTAGTATAACATATAATAGAATATGATGCAATATACAAGTTCTAAAATTTTAGAACATAAAACTTTTAACCCCAAAATTTATTAATAAATTAATTTATCATCTTTTAAAAGAAATTTTAACACAACATCTCTATATAAATATTTAGAACCTTGTAATCTTTTATTCTTGTAGATATTTAATATACTTGTATTTATTTAAATAAATAGAACTTATATAAAATAATAGAACTTTTAAATATATCTTTAATATAAAATAAAAACTAATATAAAT